CCCGTCATCAACTTCTGATGTTTCGGGTGATCTATTCTTAAATTGCAACTGGAGATACACAGGCATAGTAGCCCAATTACCTATACCGAGTGCAATTGATTGATAGAATAATTTATCAATTAGACCGGCTCCTCCCGGCTCAACAATTTCAAATTTTACATCAGTCATTACCCCTGTGCCACTTTCAACTGACGGTGTTGTGAGTGTTTCTACACGAACATTATCAATTGTTAGATCAGTAATGCCCGATTCTGCAATAATAATTTGTTTCGATGTGTCAAACACCGCGCCCGAACTTGATGTTTCTGGGTCCACTATAAACAATTTCCAGTGATATGTAACCACATCGTAACTATCTAATATATTTGCAAGAAACTGGGCCGGAAGTGTCATTTTCCCCGGATCTGAAGCTTGACCGCCACCAGTTATATTATTTGTATTATGCCCATAGGCGTTGGTAGCGGCCTTAAATGCAGGTGCTGCACCAGCCCCCACAGGGCTTGCAGATCCCGATGCTGAGGTTGAATTTATAGAACCAGTAGTTGCACGACCGCGTTCTGTTCCGACCCTTGTTGCTGGGTCAGGAGTCTGGGGGGATGCCGGCGGCCCACTCTTTGTTGTACTGGTCGATGGTTGGCAACCCGTTGCCGCCGGCGTCGACGACATGAATGTATTCTTTGCCATATTACTGTTTCATTACATTTGAAGGAATGAATATTTCGAGCCCTGCAACAAAATCCTCAATAGGGTCGATTATTAAATCTGGATTTCTTAAACAGAACACCCACCACAGCCTCGGGGTTCCGTACTCCTCTTGACTCATGAGATCAGGTCGACGGTCGTATGCAGGTGGTATAATTACAATCTTATCGAAATCACTCTTTGTCACTGATCTCGGAACCCATAGATCTAAATACCAGTCCCGGACCGGCGTTGATAGATATTGACTTGTGTCTTTAGAATTTTGCGCCATTAAATGTATCCTTTTCCGATTAATTTACCAGATCTAAATTCGTCAAGATTAAACTCGTTTCTAAGCCTGATTGGAATGTATTGAGTATCGAGTTCAAGGGAAACAGTTAAATGAGTTGGTACATACGAAAATCCACCGGTTGATTTTATCGGCAACTGCACTCCGATGCCGCTACTACCAAAGAGAATATCTGCGGTATCAACAGGAACATAGTCTATATCTGCAGGCAATGTATAATCGAAATTCTTAACAATTACCGGCACGTTATTAAACTGAAATTCCCCCAGATAATTAAAAAGCAATACAGGTGGCGGTGTTCCGGCTCTGTTATACGGGTTTATTCCAAAATAAGATTTCGTAACTGCGCGAAAGAAGTGAAGTACCGACAATAAATATAATGCTTCATCGTTCGTTTGTGCTGTAAATTCTGCAGTAATTAAAATAGGTTTTGGGTACGACCTGATATATGCATTATATCCATAGTTGGAATGTATAAAAGCTGAATTATCGTATTCGGCAGCAACACCAGTAGATATTGATGGTGTATATGGAAATAATATTCCTCTAGTTGAATACAAGGGGAATAAGATGTTCGATGCATTTCGAGGGCCTAGAATTGTCTCAGCCTGGTTTATGTTCTTCGGCTGAAGTCTTGCTCTAAAGTCTTGTTGTGGCATCCGTTATTCTCCTATCTTCTTATTTATCTTGTCCGAAAACATATATGTTAATTGCGAAACCCTTGACTAACGAACCCCGACCTGTTACACTACATGAAGCCCTATTAGGGAGGAGATTTTATGATACCAGATGACATCAACGAAGACGAAGATCTGTTTGAGGAGGCACCCCAGGCGCCAGTTATGATACCTGTGAAAAAGGTAAACTACCTAAACAACAAAGACATGCTTAAAGAAATTCATCGTAGTAAGAATTCTTTTTGCGAATACACTGACCTTAAGTACAGTGACTACGACGTTATCGTCGAGAGTCTCGAAGAAATATATCTTGCCGAAGTGCAGGAAAGGGGAAAAATTGCACGAGCAGCAAGAATGGGGGTTACTGCATTTGAGGCTGCTGTTGCAAATAACACTAAGGCTGAAAAGATAAAACTATCTGAACACAAAGTTAAGCCCGACACAATTTCCGTAGATGATCTTGTGTTTAGAGTTTTAACTTTTGACCATATACCTTTTGCGCCGGGTCGAAAGAAGAACCCAAAGAGTGTTGCAGATAACCATGTTAAGTTAAACTTCTTTCCCTTTAAACATTACATCATCGAAAATGGCGCAGCTAAAGAAGTCGGCCGGTCACATTCGAAGAATGGAAAGTTTAATTTAGAAAAAGGTTCTATAACAAATAAACTGGCTAAAATGTTCATCCTTATGGTAAACAAGTATGGGCAACGAGGCAACTGGCGAGGATACACCTACATTGACGAGATGAAGGGGCAGGCATTATTGCAACTTGCGCAGATGGGTCTCCAGTTTGACGAATCAAAGAGCGATAACCCATTTTCATACTATACACAGTCATTGCAAAATAGCTTTACACGAGTTCTGAATCTAGAGAAAAAGAATCAAGACCTCCGCGACGACTTGCTGATTGATAGTGGTGCAAGCCCTAGCTTCTCAAGACAACTTGCAATCGAGGGCGAAATTAGACGCTTGCGCGAAGATGCTCAGGAATCAGCAAAAGATGACCACAACTAATCTATTCGAGAAAGTTGTCTGCTTTACCGATATTCATTTTGGCCTACGGCATAATTCAGCAGAGCACAATCAGGACTGTTTAGACTTTGTTGACTGGCTTATCTCAGAGGCTAAGTCTCGCGGAGTAGATACATGTTTGTTTCTTGGTGATTGGCATCACCACCGATCAAACATTAACATCCTGACACTTGATTACACAATGCAGGCTCTACGTAAGTTAAATTCGGCCTTTAGTAAGACCTATATCTTAGTAGGAAATCATGATCTCTTTTACAGAGAAAAACGAGAAATACACTCAATGATTGTAGGTAGTGAGTTTCCAAATATTATCCTAGTTGATGAGCCGGTAGTTGAAGGTAACGTTGCGCTAGTCCCGTGGCTCGTTGAAGAAGAATGGAAAGAACTTTCTAACATTAAGACGAAATATCTATTTGGCCATCTGGAACTGCCCGGCTTCAAGATGAACGCCCAGGTAGAGATGCCTGATCACGGCACCTTAAATGCAGATCATTTCAAACATCAAGAGCTTGTCTTTTCGGGGCATTTTCATAAGAGGCAGACTAAGGGCAAGGTTAATTATATAGGTAACCCGTTCGGCCATAACTACTCTGACGTATGGGATTTTGAGCGTGGCGGAATATATCTTGAATGGGGTAAAGAACCTGAATTTCTTGACTATACTGACGGGCCAAGATTTATAAGTATCAACTTAGCAGCCCTGTTAGATAATCCCGAAATTTATTTAAAGCCGAAGACATATCTCCAGGTCACACTTGATGTTGACATAACATACGAAGAAGCAACATTCCTTAGAGAAACTTTTATGGCGCAGTATAGCGTTAGAGAGTTTAAGTTGGTTAAGAATCAAGATGACGAACTAGATAAGAGTTATGCTGGTGATATTACATTTAAGACAGTTGACCAGATTGTTATTGAACAATTAACTAATATAGATAGCGATGCATTTGATGCAAACAAGCTAATAGAAATTTACAATAGGTTATAATACATGCTGAAACTTCATGGTCTAACAATAAAAAACTTCATGAGTATAGGTAATGTTACTCAATCACTAAATTTTAGCAGTAGTGATCTTGTCCTTGTGTTGGGTGAAAATCTCGACTTGGGTGGAAACGATAATCGGAATGGCGTCGGTAAGTCAACTATAGTCAATGCTCTAAGCTACGCCTTATATGGATCAGCTCTTACAAGTATCAAAAAAGATAATCTTATTAATAAAACCAACATGAAACACATGTTGGTTACGTTAACATTTGAAGTTAACGGTGTTAATTATAAAATTGAACGGGGTCGTAAACCCGGTATTTTTAAGTTCTCTAAAGACGGTGTTGAAAAAGAAAGCAGTGAAGATGAATCACAGGGAGAGGGTCGGCACACTCAGGTTGAGATTGAGCGGATTATTGGTGTTTCACACGACATGTTTAAACATATTCTTGCCCTTAACACCTACGTCGAACCCTTCCTTGCATTGCGTACCAATGATCAAAGAGTTATCATTGAACAATTGCTGGGTATTACTAAGCTATCCGAAAAGGCTGAAAAACTTAAAGAGGAGTCGAAAGTAACCCGTGATGAAATTAAAGAGGAAGAGTTTCGTATTTCGGCGGCGGGTGAGGCGAATAAACGAATTGAACAGAATATCGTGGCTCTCGAGACAAAGTCGTCCACCTGGAACCGTACGAAGACGCAAAAGATAGATAAGCTTCAGGCCTCCATTATGGAACTACTATCACTCAACATTGATAACGAAATTCTATTACATAAAACAAAGAAGGAAGTTGAGGACCTTACTGCCGAATATAGATCACTTACTAAAGAATTGGGCGGGCTCGATAAAGAAGTTATTGAGATTAACAGAATAAAGAATAGGTTAGAAAAAAATCTAAACAGTTACTCTGCTGAAATTTGCCCTAAGTGTAATCAGGCGATGGATGCTGAGACTCATAAAAAGCTACACGACGAGGACTTAGAAGATCATACAGATGCTATTAAACGCCTGACTGAAAAAACTGCAAAAAGAAATGAAATTAAAGCTCTTGCAGATTCAGTTACTTCTCTTATTCCTCAATTACCTGACACATTCTATACAACTATTGACGAAGCATATAACCACAAGACGACACTAGATACTCTCGGTAACAGCCTTTCTGCAGAACTCGAAACTACAAATCCTTTCGTGGATCAAATTGAAGCACTAAAGAAAGACGGCTTGCAAGAGATTGATTTTACTAAGCTCAACGAACTTGTGAAGCTGCGAGATCATCAAGAGTTTCTTATGAAGCTACTTACGAACAAAGATTCTTTCATTCGTAAGAAAATTATTGACCAAAACCTTGCATTCCTGAATCACAGACTTGCTCATTATCTGGCCGACATTGGATTGCCACATTCGGTAAAATTTAAATCTGACCTTGAGGTTGAAATCTCGATGTATGGAAAGGAATTCGATTTTGATAATTTATCGCGCGGAGAGAGAACACGACTAATACTTTCTTTATCGTGGAGTTTTAGAGATGTATATGAGTCAATGAATGACAAAATAAATCTTCTTTTCATTGACGAATTAATTGATTCAGGCCTTGACTCAAGTGGCGTTGAAGCGGCTCTTGCAATTCTTAAGAAAATGAGTAGGGAGAATAACCGAAACATTTATCTGATTAGTCACCGTGATGAATTAATTGGTAGAGTCTCTAATGTGCTAAAGGTAATCAAGGAAGGTGGCTTTACGTCACTTGAAACTAACGAGATAGCCGCTTGATGTTCTTGCAATTGCGATACGCTTTTTGTTAAAGTAGAACTTCAAAATAACTACAAAGGATTTTAATGGCAACAAGATCACAAGATAAGGATCCAATATTAGATCAGAAATTTTTTGATTTTCTATTTCCGATAATATTCCCGAAAGAATCTCAGAATCCAGAAATTTTCAAATTTGCGAAGGACCGGCTTGCTATAGAAATGGTTTTATTGTCAACAGGTTCTCTTTTAGAGGCTGCAATTTCTGTTGCAAAAGGGCTAACAAGACATGCCACCGTTGGACGTGATTTTGTAGACGGATCTGATGCAAAATGTGCTTCAGTTAGGTGGTCTTCAAATTTTACACAATATGGCGCACCTATTACCAATATATATAATAAAAAAGGATTACTAAGGTGTGTGGTATACGAACGGTTGCAAGATAAATTTTATTTCTTTCTTATTCCACATCGTGCATATGCTAATATTCCTAAATCAAGCAATATTGAAATTCCGTTTCATCATAACGGGGACCCTCGTAGAAATGCTGAGCGTATTAGAAATGTCGATTGGTGGACGTTTGAAGTTTCAAACTTCAACGGAATACTCGAAGATACAGCAGCAGATTTTGAATTTGTTAAGGAGAAGGAGGCTAGACTATTTCGAGAGGAAATGCAGCGCATAAGGGAACGGAAGAAGTTGCTAGCCTCCTTACACGGGCAATGTTCTGCTCAACCGACCAGAACTGATCCCACTCAGCAAACACCCATCCTTTGTACGGAAGAGATCGAGTGACCTCAAATCCAAGTCCCTGCTGAAATACAACCCACTTCTCTTTGCGACTTATTTTAATCAATATTAAATTTAAGTCGCCTTCATCCTCGACGTCCTTCTGCTGTTGGATCCATGCGTCGAGGATTTTCACATCCGTATACCAAAGCTGATGAAACGGAAAATCAGCATAGCTCTTGCATTCTAAATTAAAGTGATTCCATCCCATAGGCGGATGAATATCACCTTTCTTACTTTGCAACTGGGCTTTATCTATTGTTGCCTTACGATGTGTATTCTTCCCGCCGACAAAAGCTCCGCTAGACGGAACCCTTAGGAATGATTCATTATAGGTATCGGACAGGAACTTAGCAACTTCTAGTTCCCATGCATTTCCCTTAGCTTTACTCTTACTTGTCATTATATCCCCTGTTTTTATTATTTA